GAGATAACCAAAGTGCCTTTATCTCTTTCGTCGAACAATTTAAGAATATCAAGAAACTTTGGATGATATATTGCATCAGAAATATTACCACAAAAGTGCATATTGGTAGAGAATTTAAGAATCTTTTTAAAATCCTCAATGGGCATATCACGATATAGTTTTATAAGTTCCTTACCAAAATCAGTTTGACGCATACAAAAAGGACACTGCAATCCACATCTAAAAGATATTTCTAGATGCATATAAATTGCATTCATTGTATGTTCTATGTATCTTTCGTACCGCATTTTATTTTACAGATTGGGGCAGGGTTATCACTTTCCATTCGTTTATGAAATTTAATCCATGCCTTTGAATAGAATATGTCTTCAACTGATTCTACGTTTTCGATCTTTAAATTATCATCATAGAATCCATTTTCTTCGAAATATTTATTATGGGAAATACACCAACAGCATGGCAAAAGATGACCAGTGCCTGTGTAAAAGACTCCTTGCACCCACTCAGTTTGTTCTTCAGATGGTGTTGTGTATACTTGTTTGCATTTTGGTTTAATCATACTTTCAATCCACTGAAGTCTTTTCTTCCCATAGTCTTGGTTGCCCATTTCATTTGGTCATCCTCTTTTGCTCTTGAACCAAATGGAGACTTATCAAACACTGGTTTGTCATCTTCTTCATCCATGACATCTTTTTGTGCAGTTTGTTCTACATCGAATAGACGCATTTTTGCACGATCTACCCCCACGACAAATCTTTTGTATATGCTCGGATCTCCATAACGATTCTTCAATTGCTTAACCATCATTTGTCCAAGTTCCTGTAGTTCTTCCGAACTAATTAATGCAAACATAAAGTCAGCAGTTGCAGGCAGACCAAATGATTCTGAAGTATCTTCTAGTCCAACATCAGAGTTACTGAAACCAGAACGAGTAGTCTGAGTTGCAGACATGATAGGAACATTGTATTCAACTGCCAGTCCACGCAACTCTTCAGCAATTGCTTTGACCAGAGTATATGAATTCACTTGTGCACCAGAACGAATACGACTTGACATACAAATGTTTAGATAATCAATATATATGATATCTGGTGTAAATTGTTTTTTGAGTTTCAACTCATTAATCAAATGTCGGAAATGACCAGAACCAGCACTTGCTGTTGGATATTCTTTGACAATTAATTTACCAGAGGTATTTCCTCTAACCTTTGCAATCTTTTTATCATACATTGCTTTTGGTAGTTTTGATAATTCATCAAGTGTCACATTTAATAAGTTCGCATCAATACGTTCTGCAATCTTTTCTTCTGCCATTTCCATAGTGATGTATAATACATTTTTACCATCAAGTAAATTCGCTGATGCAAAGTGACACATGGCAAGAGATTTACCAACACCAGTTCCAGCAAGAATAATGTTTAGTGATTTCTTAGGGAGACCACCTTTTGTAATCTTGTTAAGATATTCAAGGTCAAATGGCAAACGTTCTTCAACACGATGATAGAAATTATATCGTGTGTCAGAGTCATCTAAAAAGTCATGTCCAACACTGGGGTCGAAACTGACTGATAATGCATCTGATAACAGTTCAGGAATTTTTCCTTTTTCATCTCTTTGATTTGAATCGATTATGGAAATTGATTCTGTGATGGCATTATAGATTGCCCTTTCTTGACAAAACTTTTCTGTCTTTTCAATTAACCATTGTTTATCTGTTTCTTCATTATCAGAAGATAAATCAGTAATTAATCTACTACAGACAGAAAATTCTTCATCGTTGATATTAGAATTATTATCAAGTTCAATTACAAGTGCTTCTTTACTTGGTAGAGAATTGTATTTGTTAATAAACTTATCAATCTCTTCATAAACAACTTTATCGGTTCTTTCTCGGAAATATTCAGACTTTAGGTATGGAATTGTTCTTCTTGCATAATCCTCATCATTAATCAGATGCTTCAGTATTACCAGTTCCGTCCTGTCCATCTTGTTTTTCCTCCTCAGATTTCTTTAAATATTGTTCAACCAAATCAGTTAATATGTCACCAATTATAACCTTAAACTCATCTGAAGACAAGTCTTTATTTTCTTTATTTTCAAGTGTGATTGTATTGAAAACAAGAACAGTGTTATCGCCATCTTCTTCAAACTTCACAGTATCATATTGATAGACTACACCAGCATAATCACTTTCAAGTAATTTTATAGACCAGTGTTTGTCATGAAAAGAT